TCTCAGTGCCGCAATTCGCCAAAGGCGGTGTTGTCGGGGGCCCGACGCTGGCAATGGTTGGCGAAGGTGGTGAACGCGAATACATTGTCCCCGAAAGCAAGATGGCTAGAGCTTCAGCCAACTACCTTGCAGGAATGAGAGGCGGTTCTGTGATCCCTGCCTTTGCTGAAGGTGGCGTCGTGGGCCCTAGTGGAGGCGGTGGCGCTGCAAACACAACTGTTCAGATCACCACTGGGCCGGTGCTGCAGCAGGATGGGCAGCGTTATGTGACGGTTGGAGACCTCGAGCGAGCACTGCAAGACTTCGGTGAACAGTTGTTTCGCAACAGTCGCAGCTATGGCGGCAGGCGTTATCAGGGTGCTTACTGATGGGAAGAGCGCAAAGCCAATATCTGCGGATCTTTGACAGCAGTACAACCTACGCTCGTTGGCAGACCTATTACGTCAACCAGACCGTCACATTGGACGGGGCGAGCTGGGAATATGCACCGTTTAGCGCAAGTGGAATTGTGGAATCAGGTGCTAGAGGCGGTAAGTCTGTCTCGATCTCAGTGCCGGCGACCAATACCGTTGTCAATGCTTTCAACCTGGCGCTGACCTTTGGACGATTTTGCGAGCTGAAGATTTATGAGTTTGATAACAGGCTCGACCAGACGGCTCCACAGGCAGGTCAAGTCCTAATTGCTGCCTATACCGCTGAGGTTGTCAATGTTTCCGGCACCTTCACCAGACTGAATGTAGAGCTGGGCTCTAGCTTGTCTCCTGTAGGAGCACAAGTTCCGCCGCGTAAGTTCACCAGCTACCTGATCGGCGCACCGCTAAGGATATGACCCTAAACATTTCGGACCCTCTTTCATTGCTGCCGTATCAAAGCGGTCTAGCTGATCCGGTGCTGATTGAGGCTGCTGCGCAGTCAGCTAATGACCTGACAGCCCAGCAGCAGGCCTACAAAATTGGCGATCCTGTCCCTATCGTTTTTTGCAGGCGGGTCAGCAACAACGGCGGAGTTCTGGTCAGCCCTGGCGCTACTGAGGCACGCTATGAGAACGATGGAGTCACCAATGCACTGACCGTCAGCCTTCACTTAGTGCTCAGTGAGGGCGAGCTGCCAACAATCCCGATCAAAGACGTGTTTGTTGGCCCATGCCGCCAAGGGACATGGGATCAGAACTATGACCGCAGATCCGGCACGTGGTTCCCTGGCAACTTCGTCACCACCGTGTCAGGTAAGCAGCCATGGTCTTGCCCCTACTACTGCGGCACCTCAGGACGTTACGAGGACATGACGACCCTGAGCTATGTGAACACTTTCGTTGACGGCAGCCAGCGATGGAACCAGCAGGTTCACGCTTTTGTGCGTGAAGGCATTCAGATCACTCGTATCATCGACAGCACGCTGGGCCCGAGCAACAACGTCATCGATCTGGCGATTTACCTGATGAACAAATCAGGACGGGTGCCAAGCACGCTGATCGACACTACGGAGATGTTGACCGCGGCCACTTTCTGCGATGTAAATGGACTGTTGTACAACGGTGTTTTTAAGGAAAGCCAGAACCTAGACAGCTGGCTAGAAAACACAAGCAATGACTTCCTGCTGCGACTTGTCGAGACTGATGGCAAGTTTGGATTCAAACCTCGGCTGCCGGTAAACACCGACCAAACCATCAAGACGACTGCGATTTCGTGGGTCTTTACGTTTACAGAAGACCATCTGCTTCCTGATGGCTTTGAGATCCAATACATCGCTCTTGAGGACCGTCTGCCTGTGTGTCTTCAGATGATGTGGCGGCAGCAGCCTGATGCTGATATTGGCTTTGCCCGCACCACTGAGATCAGATTCACAGGCGAAGCACTTGCCGGACCGTTCGAGCAATACGACTTAAGTCAGTTCTGCACCAGTGAATCACACGCTGTTAAGGTCGGTGCTTATCGCCTGGCGAGGCGCAAATATGTAACGCATACGCTGAGGTTGACAGTACGACCAAGCAGCTATAACAGCACGCTGACACTAGGTGATGTGGTTCGTGTGAGATTGCGTCGTGAGACGGCGACCACGGCACTGGACTATCACGACTATCTCTATGAGGTCGAAAGGATAGAAAAAACTGCGAGTGGAGCTTGCGTTTTTGACCTTACTCATTTACCTATTGATGGCCAAGGTAGAAGTCGGGTGGCACTTGAAGTGGCATCAGCAACTGCCCCAAATGTGAACATATCAGCTGGTCGCAGTGATTACAGCTGTGACGATAATTCAGCTTCAGATAACACTGCGCTTGGCATTGACGGGATTGATTACCCCCCAAGCGGTGGCAATTTTGATCCACCCCTTTTTGATTCGACTGCTGTTGGCATTGATGTGCCTATAGACGACACATGGGAGACTGGTGGTGACCCACCTATAGGCCCTGACGTGGAGCCGCCTGATGATGAAGCTAGTGGTGGACCAGCCCCAAATGGTGGATGGGACAATCCATCAGACCCCTTAGAGACGCCACTTGCTTCAGGCATAATCACTGGCGCAACTGGGCCCAGTGCAATCCCACAGCCTAGTGATGTGCTTTCTGTCTCTGAGGCTAATCTTGGATGCCCTGGGCAGGTCTGTTGGTATAAAATCAATAAAACCACTCTTGTCGAGACTCTAATATCCTGCCAAAACGAACCCATTGGAGGTGCATGGGATCTATTAATTACAACAAGCGACATCGACTTCTTTATCAAAGCCGTTGGACGCTGCGGAGACCCATCTACAGCAAGTGGCTTTGGAGTGCCTAGAACTGTTGGCGTAGTGGGACCTGTTGAGGAGCTTGAATGCTTTACATCTGTGACTGTCAATTATGACGAGCTAGGAGTCACCGTACTCGGAGGGTGCCAGCCTTATCCTCTTGATGGCACCTCAACCACCAAGAGCAGAAGCCTGGTGTCGCCTGTGTCGTTGTACAAGTTTTATACAGACGTGAGCTTTACAGTTATTGCGCCAGGCTGCGGGGGGCCTCCTTTCCCAACCTATGCCCAAGTCACTGGCTGTGATTGGATCACTTTTGGCGGCACATTCTCTTCAGCCACTACAACAGTACCAAATGGGACGTCAGACACTCTTGCGTTTGCGTTTGTGATATCTAAAACAAGCGGCATTTTGCTAAAGGGGCAAAAGGTCGCCTTCCTCATTGACAGTGGCGTTACCGGAGCCGTAGGTGCTGCGACTGATCAATTTGTGATCAATAGCGTCACCTACAACAACACAGTCAGCTGCATATAAATCATGGCAACCTTCCCAGCACTAAACCCAGCGACGAGAACTTACATTCCAGGCACCAGTGCTAGCACCCAGTTCGCTGTGCTCGATGGCTTTGAGACTAGCGTTCGCCATAGCAATGCCTCAGTCGGTCAAATCTTACGGATGACATTCACTAGGCTCAGCCCTGCCGATACGTTCAACCTCGTTAGCCATTATTCCTTGCATGGCACGTTTGAGCCATTTGACTTGAGCGTGACTACGCTTGTCGCAACTAACCTTACCTTCCCATCAGGTTATCTTTGGCGCTATCTATCTGCGCCAGTGATCAATCAGTCTTGTGAAATCACTGATGCTACGGTGGAGCTGCAGCTGCTGCCGCCATACTTAATATGACTGCTTACCCTGAGCTGCTGCCATCCGGCTTTGAATACGATTTAGGTGGCCTCAATGTTAGCTCAGAAGACACTTTAATTGGCGCTCCTGTGCTTTTTAGGCACAGCTTGAGGCAAAGCAATTATCGCCTCACGTTGACCTACACCAACCTTGTGGAATCACAAGCTACGTTGATTCGCGATCATTACGTTGATTCGGCTGGCAGCAATATCTCTTTCACGCTGCCGAGTGTAATTTGGGGCAGCACTGATGTAGTGCCTGCCGATGCGCTTTACCGATACGCTTCTAAGCCAGAAGAAGTACAGCGAGGCGTCTACACAGACATCACTGTTGAGATCGTGGCTTTGATCGGCAATTTCTTGGTTTACAAGCTGATCGGGGAGCCGGCCACTCTTGGTGCTGAAGCTGCGTTCACTTCTTATGCCATGACTGGCACTGCACCGTTTATCCTCGATGGAGATGCTGCTGATCCAGCAACTGCGGCAACCCTTATTCTGAAATCTGGAGGGGCTGAATCATGACGGCAACGACTATTCGCGTGCAGATGGCTCAGAGGAGCGATACTGCCGCGAACTGGACAGCAGCTAATCCGATCCTGCTATCTGGTGAGCTTGGCCACGAATCTGACACAGACAAGTTAAAGATCGGTGATGGGACTTCAAATTGGAATGCCCTGACCTATTTGCCGATTGATGGCACATGGACAGGCTCCACCATTGCCGTGGCGTATGGAGGAACTGGCCAAACCACCTACACAGACGGCCAGCTGCTGATCGGCAACAGTACAGGCAACACGCTTGCAAAGGCCACACTTACTGCTGGCACTGGTATCTCAATCACTAACGGCAGCGGCAGCATCACGCTGGCGATTGATTCTGGCACTGCGATTCCTGACCTAACAACGACTGCAACTGCTGGCACGCTGCCTACTGCGGACGGGTCAGTGACTATCGCTGATGCTGCATCGCCTACAAATTCAGAGCTTCTTGAATACTGCGTAGAGCTTGAAACCAAGCTGGAAACAGTTCTAGCAGCACTGCGCACAGCCGGTGTTATTGCTACCTAACACGCTTGGCTAAGATGTCAGCATCTATTGGCGTGCCATGAGTTTGCCTCGCATCGGTGGCTTCTCAGCCCCGGCCACAGCTGATTTTGCTGACCTTGCTTATGACGGAAGCGATCGGCTGATCACGATCACTTACAAGCAAGGCGGATCTGGTGGTGATGTGATCAGTGTGCTCAACATTACCTATGTCAGCACGACCACCAACGTCGATACAATCTTCTGGAGTTAAGCGATGAGCTATAAGTTCAACCCGTTAGTCAGTCTTGGCCTTGATCAAGTCGCCAACTATACCGCTCTAAATCTTCTCGGCACTGTCGCGAATCAAGCGGCGTTGCCTGGTGGCGCGACAACTGGTGACGTTTATCAGGCAGAAGATACAGGGATCTTCTACGTGTGGGATGGTGCTGCTTGGGACAGCATTGGCACCCTCGCTGGTCCTGCGGGCCCCACAGGCGCAACAGGCGCAGACGGTGCTGATGGCGTTGGCGTACCTACAGGTGGATCAACTGGTCAAGCTTTAGTTAAAGCAAGTGCTACTGACTACGACACACAATGGTCTGATGTCACAGCAGTGGCAGCGTTGGACGACCTTACTGATGTCACTATCGCAACCCCTAGCGATGGGCAGGTGTTGGAATATGACGCTGTTGCGGGCGCTTGGGTCAACGCTGCACCTAGCGGAGGCGGTGGCACCCCTGGTGGTGCTGACACTCAAGTTCAATTTAACGACGGTGGAGCGTTCGGCGGCGACGCAGGGCTCACCTATAACAAAACCACCGACGAGCTAACAGTTGCCGGTGACATCAACCTGGACGACGGCGGCACATTTAGCACCACAGTCCAATCCGTAACGCCAACTGCCAACCGCACAATCAGCTTTCCGGATGCAACGGGTACTGTTGCACTCGTCAGCGGTTCCAACGGCACAATTCAATACAACGACGCTGGAACGCTAAAAGGTAACAGCGACTTTACTGTTGACGTTGACTGGGATAACCCGTCAACCACGTTTACTGCACTAAAGGTAAACGTACCTGACGCTACTCAAGGCGCTAGCGATAGCAAGCTGCTGGATTTGCAGGTGGGTGGGACGAGTAATTTTAATGTAACCAGTCGAGGGGAGCTTCCATCACTTAAGTTTGCGATAAATTCAGCAAATCCATCAGATCCAGGAAGCACTGGCAGGCCAGCATTCTATTGCGGATCTTCGCAATGGCTTGGGCTGTCTTTTTATGGACAAGCCCCTATTGCTAGTTTTCACCGAGGAAGTTCACCAAATTTAACATTAAACGTAGCTGCGGGAGATTCTTATTTTGGCATTGGAAACAGTAGTAGCAGCTCCGCTCCAATTACGGCAGACGTTCGCCTGCACCGCGACTCCGCAGGCATCCTCGCCCAACGCAACGGCACCAACGCCCAAACCTACAGGCTCTATAACACCTGGGGAAATAACGGTGTTGACTTTGAGCGCACATCACTAATCCGCGATTCCAGCGGTCTTGTTATTGATGCACAGAAGGGTGGCACTGGCGTAGATCCAACGAATTTGTTGGATGTGAAGCTGGGTGGTGCGAGTTATTTTTCAACATCATCGAGCGGTTCTACCACTATTAGTGGTCCTAATATTGTCAACTCAACCGGTTTAATCCTAAAAGAGGGGTTTAACGGCGTTAGTAACACATATATTTCCTTTAGGAATTACCTTAGCCAAGACGTTGCAAGAATAAGTGCTATACCCGGAAGGTTTAGGTTTTCTGTTAATGACTTTGCAGGCGGAACCTCCCGAGAGATGCTCAATCTCATTGGGTCTGGTCATAGGATGCTGCTTAACCAAGACTTAAGTCTTGAGTGGAGGGATACAGCTGGTGACTCTTGGAGTGCCGCTGGTACTGCTGACACTGGTTTAGCCCGCGACTCCGCAGGCGTCGTAAAGATCACCGACGGCTCCACTGGTACGGGTTACGTCAAGCAAACTCCCGTTCTTGTTAGCGCTCTTCCTGCTGCTGCAACTGTTGGCGCTGGTACTCGCGGCTTTGTTTCTGATGCAACTGCCACAACATTTGCTTCTGTTGTAACTGGTTCTGGCACTGCAAGTACAGCAGGGACAGTGCCTGTTTATTCTGATGGCACTGATTGGAGGATCGGCTGATGACATCCTCTTCAAACTCCTCTACCGATCTAACCATGGACACTCTTTCTCTTACTTTGACCAACACCCGCGTTATTGACGGGTTGATCTTTGCCGCCAATTCTGCTGGCATGACCCCTGAAGCCTACGCTGAATGGCTTCTAACCAAAGACGGTCACCGCTTTGCTGATGCCAATTCTTATGGTGTCGTTACAAGCGCTGGATTCTTTGCACGCTTCACCCCAACTGAATATGCAAACGTTCTTGCTGCTTCTGTCGATACAGTCGTAGTACCGGAACCAATCGGTGGTGTACCCACTGAAGAACAACAGCAGGCATACGACGAAGCAGTGCTGACTTACTCCTTGCTGGAGAGCCCTACTGCTGAAGAAACTGCCGCATATGAAGCTGCAGTGGCTGCCTACGAAGCAGCTTCTACTGTCGAAAACCAAGCCGAGATCGATGCCGCCGAAGCACAAAATGCTAAAGCAAATGAAATCAAAGCACTCCTTGATGAACTCACCGCTGCAGAACGTGTAGCCCTTGATGACCAACGTGTTACCGACGGTCTTGCATTGCTGGTAAGCCGTGAGTTACTTGGTGCTGAACGACCTGCTGAAATCACTGCGTATGAGCGTCCTTTCCCCGGAGGTGAGTGA